TATACGCATAAGCACCAATGAGAGGAAAGAAGCGCATACTATCCGACGAGGACCTTGCCCAGATGAGGGCGTCGTTCGCGTCGGGCGGGATTACGAGGCGGACGCTGGCGGACGTGTACGGGATTTCGGTTTCTACGGTGAGCCTGTGGCTGGACCCATCGATGGTCGACGGCAAGCTCAGGGGGAAGTACAGGAAGAGCCACGGACCCCACCTCAACTGCCCGAGGTGCCCGCGGTGCGAGAGCGTGACCAAAGACGGGCAGATGTGCGAATGGTGCAGGACTGACAAGGCTAGGATAGGATTTTGATACAAATGGCAGAAACAAACCCAAACGGGGCAAATCAGACCACATCGGACCCAAGGGAGCAGTCCTGCTGGGATTTCTACGTCGAATCAATAGCGAACGGCGAGGTGAACGCATACGAATCGGCGATCAAGGCGGGCTACGAGCACTCAAGCGCCAAGAACATAACGCTTCGTGGATGGTTCAAGGAGCGACTTTCCGAGCTTGAGAGGAAGGAAATGCTTTCAAAGGCGGAGAAGGTGCTCATGAAGACGCTTGACTATCAGACCGAGGAAACATCAGAGGACGGAACCACTAAGGTAAGGACAGACCTTTTGAGGATTCAGGTAGACGCCAGCAAACACCTGACCAGCACACTGGGAAAGAACAAGGGCTACAGCACCAAAGTTGAGGGCGACATAGGCATATCGGGAGACATAACCAAGCACGTGCTTGTGAAGTTCATGGATGAGCAATCAGGATAACATAAAGGTCATAGAGATTCCGCGGGAGTTCAAGCCCCTCTTCGACAAGGGCTGGCGAGAGGCCGCTATATACGGCGGTCGATTCTCGTTGAAGTCCCACACCGTCGGACGATACCTGCTCATAAGGGCCAGGATGGCCAAGACCCGCATCGCCTGCTTCCGAGAGTTCCAGAACTCCATCACCGAAAGCTCGCACCAGCTATTGGCGGATTTGATAAGGCTCTACGGCCTCAACGACTTCGAGGTGACAAACAACGCCATAGTCAACAAACTGAACGGCTCTGACTTCATATTCAAGGGGCTCTACCACAACGAGCAGAGCATAAAGTCCATCGAGGGAATCGACATAGCCTGGATCGAGGAGGCACAGACCGTGTCGAAGGAATCATTGGAAGTGCTCACCCCGACGGTGCGAAAGGACGGATCGCAGCTCATCTACACCTACAACAGGCTATTGGAAAACGACCCTGTTCATCAAAGATTGGTTCTAGAAGGAAGGCCAAACACCCTGATAATCAACGTCAACTACGACATCGCCCTGAAATACAAGATGATGCCCGAGGTCATCAGGCTGGAGATGGAGGACGACAAGGCCCGAAGGCCCAAGCTCTACGCCCACAAGTGGCTCGGGGAGCCCAACTCGATGGAGAGGAAGATATACTCCGACTGGGCCATCGTGGACGGGATACCGCACAACGCAAGGCTTGAGAGGCGGGGGCTGGACTTCGGCTACACCAACGACCCTTGTGCAATCGTGGACGTGTGGTACCACGACGGTGGCTACATACTCGACGAGGTGTGCTACCGCAAGGGAATGAGCAACAAGGCCATATTCGACACCGTATCGGTATTGGCAGAGACTCTGACGATAGCCGACAGCGCGGAACCCAAGAGCATAGACGAACTGAAGCTCTACGGCATGAACATACAGCCCGCGACAAAGGGCCAGGGCTCGGTCTCGCAGGGAATCCAGTACGTCAAGGCGCAGAGGATAAGCGTCACCAGGCGTTCCGCCAACCTGATACGGGAGTACGGGGCGTATCTCTGGGCCGAGTCATCGGACGGAACAATCACGAACGTTCCCGAGGGAGGAAACGACCACGCGCTCGACGCGGTGAGGTACGCCTTCTCTTCCATGAGGCCGTTCGAGGAAGACGACGGAGAGGAGTTCTCGCTGTACGGGGAGCGGTTCGTTTAACTCCAATATCATTTTCATATATCATTCGCTCATATGGCAAAGAAAACCAAGCGACAGACCGCTATCGAGGAGGCGATAGCGCAGCAGGCGATTGCGATAGTCGACCAGGAGCGCACCAACTGGGAGGACGCCGTGGTCTACGTCACCGAGAAGGTGGGCTTTAGGATGAGGGAGCTCGTCAGGATAATGCGCAAGAACTACTGGGGCGTGTTCGACTATCCCGTTGACAAGGCCACGGGCAGGGAGAAGATATGGATAGGCCTCGTCATGTCCACGGTTGACACATGGGTCAAGAACTCCGACCTTTCCTCAAAGGACCTGGGCTTCATAGCGAAGACCCCGGACGGCTACCAGATAACCGACCTCACCCGCCTCGTGGTGAAGGAATACCTCGACAAGATGTTCTTCGGGGAGATACTCGACGCGGACATACCGCAGGTGCTCATCGACGGCACGCTTGTGTGGAAGACGTGGGAGGAGCGGGGACCTGAAGGCCCGATAATGAAGCGCACCACCGTAGACCTCCTCAACTGCTACATCGACCCATCCGAGCAGAGCATACAGACCGCCTACAGGTTCACCGAGCGCTCGATAATGACCCCCGACGAGATAAGGGGCATGACGGGCTGGAAGAACACCGAGGGCCTCACGGGAAGCCAGATACTCAACAAGATAGACGGGAGCCAGAACTCCTCGTTCGACACCAAGAGCACCGGCAACTTCCGCGACGTGTACGAGATGTGGGGCAAGATGCCGAAGTGGCTCGTGACGGGAGAGCAGAAGGCGGAGGACGCGTGGGATGAGATTGACGGCCACATCATCGTCTCTGGATTGCAGGCGGGCAACGTGGCGTTCCATTTGGCCGAGGAGAACAAGCGAAAGGACGACCTCGGATGCACGCTCAAGCCGTATGAGGAGCTTCGTGTTTCGAAAATCTCGGGCCGATGGTACGGCCTTGGAATCGCCGAGCGTCTCTTGGCTTTGCAGGAATACCTCAACACCATCGTGAACATCCGAATCAACCGAAGCTACATCTCCCAGCTCGGCCTCTTCAAGATAAAGAAGGGCGCGGGAATCACTGCCCAGATGCTCAACAAGCTGCCTTCCAACGGGGCGATTCAGGTCCAGAGCATGGACGACGTGACCCAGATGCAGGTATCGGACATAGGCCAGTCATCGTACAACGACGAGGATGTGGTGAAGTACTGGGCGCAGCAGATGTCTTCCGCTCAGCCCGTCTCATCGGGAGAGACCCTGCCTTCGTCAGCGACAGCTACCGCCGCCGCAATCTCGAACACCAACGCGAAGACGGGCTACACCAAGTTCAAGGAGGGCATAGGCATGTTCCTGCAGCGATGGATGAACCGACACGCCCTGCCAATCATCGCAAAGGGAATAAACGAGGGCGACATCGTGCGCCTCATGTCCGACGACGAGTCATTCAAGAGGTTCGTGGACTCGATAGCTCTTGCCAACGTCGAGGACGCGCTAGAGAAGGGCAACGTCATACCTTCAGAGGAAGAGCTCCTCGCCGCCATCGAGAACGAGACCGAGAGGCTCAGGAAGTCCGAGACCCTGATGATCGAGAGCGTGCAGGAGATTGTCGCCTCGGACGTGGAGGCGAAGTTCAAGGTTACGAACGAGGACCTCGACACCTCCGTCACCGTGGCGAACCTCATACAGATAATGCAGATTGCGCCCGAGTACAGGGAATCCGTCGTGCGACAGCTCTACGACCTCATGGGACTGCCACAGCCGAAGGCCCCGAAGCAGGCGCAGATGGCCCAGGGCGCTCCCACGGCACCCGCTGGCTCGATGATGGACCAGCAGATGGCTTCACTCCCGCCTAACCCAGTAGCATAATTATGAGCGAAGACCGAGACATAGCGCTCGAGGCGACCAAGATTACCTCGATAACGGGCCACGAGAACTGGCCTATTGTCAGGGCAAAGCTCACGGACAGGATTCTGGACCTGCAGAACGCCTTCAACATACTCGACACCGACCCGACGGCGATGATAGTGGACCTCAAGGCGCGAAAGCTCGCGACCACCCTGATGTTCGACTGGCTCAGGGACATCGAGGGCACCGTGGCGCAGAAGGATGAGGTGGAGAGGGAGTCGTACATCGTGAGGAAATAGGGGATGATTCGGTTCGAGCCTCCGCAATGCTTCAAGCGGGGACTCGAGAGGGTCCCCCTTAGCAGATAGCACACAGACAACATATGGACGAAGATAACATTACTCAGGAAGGAAACGCTGGGGCATCTCAATTGAATGCCGCAGCCCCCGAGGGAGCTGTTGGAACCGTAACCAAGGACCAGGCCGACAGCCTATCCCTGGCCGAGATTAATAAACTCACAGGAAAGAACTTCCCATCAAGGGAATCCGCCCTGAAGTCTATTACCGACACCTTCAGCTACGTCGGGAAGAAGAGGGATGACGTGGCGAGGGAGGTGAAGGCGGAGATAAGCGCAAGCGACGTCACCGACAAGCTGGCCAGGGAACTGGAGGAGATGCGCAAGGAGCGCTTCTTCGACAGGAACCCCAAATACGCCGAACCGTCCGTCAGGAAGCTCCTAGAGCGGATTGGCGGCAACCCCGAGCAGGTGGTTGACTCCCCGGAGTTCAAGACCCTGTTCGAGAAGGTCTCGGGTTACGACGAGTCGCAGAAGTTGAAAACCGTGCTCGGCAGCAATCCACGGATTGCCGCAAGCAGGGACTCTCTCGCCAAGGCGCGGGAGATAAGCGCATCGGGACAGGCGGGAACCTCCGACGAGGTGAACGCGCTGGTAGCGAACGCCATCAAGGACGCCTACGGCATGAGATAGACCTGTACTTAGCTGGTTAATCAAACACACACATGTCAATTGCAAACGCACTCCAGACTTACGGCGACGTAAGCAAGCGAGAGGACGTGGTGCTGAACTCCATCGAAATCCTGACCGCGACTGAGAACTCAATCCAGTCGAAGCTCGGGAAGACGAAGGCCATCAACACCGTCCACTCGTACCTCGTAGACACCCTCGCGACCGCGGCCTCGGCGGCGGTACAGCAGGGAGCAGACTTCACCCTCGTGGCCCGAACCACGCCTAGCCGACTCACCAACGTCGTCGAGGAAATCGCGATCCCATTCGCGGTCACCCGCGTCGAGGAGGTCGCGCAGTCGTACTCAGGCCTCAACGAGCTCGACCGACAGCTCACCAAGTCCCTCAAGGACTGGGGCAACGCGCTCGAGTTCGACCTCGTCCGAGCGACCCTCGTCTCCGGAATCTCCGGAACCGTGGCCAAGTTCAACGGAATCATCGCGGGAACATCGCTCGCCAACAACACGACCGCCCAGACCTCTGGAACCGTGTTCAGCGCAAGCATCCTCGACGCGTTGATGGGCAACTCATGGGAGACCTCTAACGGCGACGTCGCCACCGAGCTCTTCACCGGAGGCGTCCTCAAGCGAGCGACCGACAACTTCACCCAGAAGACGAACAACATCGTCAACGCGGGCACCCCTTCCCAGATCAGCAAGACCGTCACCACCTACGAGACCTCGATGGGAACGCTCACCCTCAACAAGCACCGATACGTCCAGCAGGCAGCTGACGCCACCGGCCGAGTGTTGGCGATCCGACCGGAGAAAATCAAGGTCGCGTACCTCGACATGCCTTTCATCAAGGACCTCGCGGAGAACGGCGCTTACAGCAAGAAGGCGGTCTACGGCTCTGCAACGGTAGAGTTCCGAAACCAGAACAGCAACTTCTTCGCCTCGGGATATCTCTTGAGCGCATAAAGTTGGCTTTATAAGTTAGACGGACATAATTTAGTTTGTGCTTGGTACTCACTCCAGAAAGAGATGTATCAGGCACAAATTCTGGAACTAAATGAAAATAGTGAAACGAGGGCAGGAGGCCCGCGACGCCCTGAAAAGGGGAATCGACCTAGCGTGTGATTGCGCGAAGGCGACAATCGGCCCAGGGGGGCGCAATGCGGTGTTGGGAAGGATAGACTTGCCGCCGACAATAACCAACGACGGCGTATCCGTGATACGGAACATCGAGGCGGAGGACGAGATAGAGAACCAGGGGGTATGGATAGCGAAGGAGGCTTGTTCAGTGGCATCTGGAAAGGCGGGCGACGGAACCACAACGACTGCGGTGTTGCTACAGGCCATCATAGGCAAGTGCTTCGACATGCTCAAGGACGACGGCTCACTTGTATCTAGCAAGCCAAACGTGACGGAACTGATGAGGCAGGTGAACAAGGCCAAGGAGGAGATTGTAGCGGAGCTTGAGAAGACGGCAAAGCCGGTGACCGAGGCGCAGATATTCGACGTGGCGAAATCCGCCGGGGAATTGGACTGGATAGCCTCCATAGTGACCGAGATGTACTCGAAGATAGGCAAGGACGGCCACGTGACGCTCAAGGAAGGGGTCAGGACGCGATACGAGACCTTCAAGGGAATCGAATTGAACGCCGGCTACCCATCGGAGTACTTCGTGACGAACGACAGCCAGGAGGCCGTCATCGAGAACCCGAGGATACTCGTGACGAACCAGGCGCTCGACACCGTGTGCGTGGCAAGCCTCATACCCGAACTCGCGAAGGCGGAGGCCAAGGGGCTCATACTCGTCGCCCCCGACTTCTCTCGGGACATGATAAGCAGGCTCAACACCACGAAGCTCAAGACGGGCTTCTCGGCAATATCTATAAAGCTCCCTACCTACGGAAACGACGACATACTCATCGACGTGGCGACCCTCACGGGGGCGAAGTTCCTCGACAGGAACGTGTACGCCAAGACCGAGGACTTCATCAGGGCCATAACCCTTGAGGCGCTGGGAACCTCGGACAGCGTGGTAGTGGGACAGGCAAAGACCACCATCATAGGAGGCAACGGCGACACGACGGAAAGGGTGAAGGTCATCAGGCAGAAGATGGCCGAGACGCTGTCCCTGTTCGACAAGGACGCATTGGAGAAGCGACTGGCGTACCTCTCGGGGGGGATAGCGACGCTTTACATAGGCGGGGCATCGGACTTCGAAAAGGGCTACCTCAAGCTAAAGGCCGAGAACGCGGTGGCATCCGTGCAGAGGGCGCTTGAGAAGGGCGTGGTGAAAGGCGGGGGACTCGCACTAAAGGAGATAGGCGACAGGCTTGTGGACAACGTGCTTTCGGACTGCGTGAAGGAGCCGTATAATCAGATACAGGAGAACGCTGGGGGAATCGAGATAGGGGACAACGTGATAGACGCCGTTGCGGTCACCATATCCTCGCTGGAATCCGCCTGCTCGCTCGCTTCCGTGGCATTAACAACAGAGGTCGTTACGGCCTTTAAGAACAAAAAGGATGAAAGACAGGACTAAAGTTAAGGTACGAATGGCCGTGAAGGACTACTTCGCCATGTTCCCAGAGGACTGGGAGCTCACGAAGCCCGAGATTGAGCGAATGAGGTCGAACCTGAAAAACCAGTTCGCTGGGCTGGACGAGACCCACGGCATAAAGAGGGCGCTGTTCAGCGTGCCAGAGAAGCTCTCGACCATGATCGGCATGAAGCTCACGACCGAGGAGGCCAACGAGTTCAGGGGGAAGGAGGCCGCGCGATGGTTCGCAGACGAGTTCAAGCAGTTTTCAATAACAAAAAATGTCTAAACCAAAGATAGCCCTGTGCCTTATAGCGAAGAGTTCGGAGGAGGAGGCCGTGTTCCTCAGACAGTGCCTAGATAATATCAGACCGTTCGTTGATGGCGTGTTCGTGACGGCGACGTACAGGAAGGGCCAGAGAGAAACGACAAACCTCATAGAGCACGAGCTTCTGGATACCGACAACGTATCATTTTTCGAGTGGGAAAACGACTTCGCAAAGGCGCGAAACTTCAACTTCTCGCAGGTTCCAAAGGAATACGAGTACATAATCTGGAGCGATTGCGACGACGTGTTCCGCGGACTCGAGAACATGCGAAAGATGATCGAGGACAACTCGGACGTTGACGCCTTCGCCTTCAACTACCTCTACGCCTTCGACAAGTGGAAGAACCCCACGGTGGTCCACAAGAAGACCCAGCTCGTCAGAAACGACGGGAGCATGAAGTGGGTGGGAAGGCTTCACGAGGACTTGCAGGAGAACCGCTCATTGAACGTCAAATTCGTGTCCTTCATAGAGAGGATGCACATGACGACCGACGAGCACGCGGAATCCGCAAGAATCCGAAACGTGGAGATTTCCGAGATAGAGGCAAAGGAGAATCCCAATGACCCGAAGATGTCCTTCAACCTCGGTAATTCCTACTTCGGGGCAGGGATGTACGACAAGGCGAGGGGCGAATACACGAGGTTCCTAGAAACCTCGCAGTCGAACGACGAGAAGTACGTCATACACCAGAGGCTGTCGGCCGTGGAGAAGTCGCTTGGAAACAGGGACGCGGCGATAGGCCACCTGCTCACCTCGATAGGCCTCATGTACGAGCTTCCCGACGCGTACAACAACCTCGGATACCTGTACTTCGACTACGGCAACATGGACGAGGCGGAGCGATACCTGTTAAAAGGACTCACCACCAAACCTCAATATCACAGGTCCATCGTCTACAACCCGAGGGACTACGACTACAACCCGATGATGGGGCTGGCGAAGGTCTACTTCAACAAGGCACGGCCGGATTTGGCCCTGCCGATGCTCAAGGGATGCGCCAAGATATACCCCAGGGACGAATCCCTCAAGGACACCATCAAGGACATGGAGAGGGAGAACGACAGGCTCGCAAAGGTCATCACGGCGTGCGAGGCCATCGAGAAGCTCGACGGAAACCTGGAGAAAATCAAACACGAGCTGTCCAGGCTAGACCACGACATGCAATCCCACCCAGCGATATGCCGAATACGCAACAAATACTTCGTGAAGACCGAGAGCACGGGAAGGGACATCACCTACTACTGCGGGCAGACCTCGCACGAGTGGAACCCCGAGATGGCGAAGACGAAGGGAATCGGGGGGTCGGAGGAGGCCGTAATCAACCTTTCGAAGGAATGGGCTAAAATGGGCTACAACGTGACCGTCTACAACTCGTGCGGCAATGAGCCGATGACCTGCGACGGGGTGCGCTACGAGCCGTTCTGGGCCTATAACGCCAAGGATAAGACGGACATCACTATACTCTGGAGGCGACCGAACCTCGCGGACTACGATCTGAACACTGGAAAGCTGTTCGTGGACGTTCACGACGTGATACCGGCGGGCGAGTTCACGGAGAAGCGACTGGCGAAGATAGACAAGGTTATGGTCAAGACTAACTTCCACAGGTCGCTCTTCCCGAACGTGCCGGACGAGAAGATTTCAGTAATAGGCAACGGAATGTCCCTTGAGGGCGCGGAAGAGGTGGAAAAGGACCCGTACCTGATAATCAACACCTCATCGCCCGACAGGTCCATGGGCGCGGTTCCAAAGCTGTTCAAGGAAATCAAGAAGCGGGTTCCGCAGGCAAGGATGGCTTGGGCATACGGCTGGGAGATTTTCGACAACGCGCACAGGTCAAACAAGACTTTAATGGAATGGAAAGACAAGTGTATAAATGAAATGGAAGAAGCCGGCATTGAAAATCTGGGCAGACTATCACAAGCAGAAGTAGGAAAGCTTTATCAAAAGGCCTCGATATTCTTCTACCCCACACATTTCGCAGAAATTCATTGCATAAGTGTATGCAAAGCACAGGCGGCGAATTGCTTCCCAGTTACTACAGATTTTGCAGCGCTCGGCGAGACAAACGTGTTCGGATCGAGGACCCATTCGAAGAAGGACAAGGACACATGGTGCAAGCCGTATCAGATAGAGTTCTCCGTCGATGACGAGGAAGAGCAGAAAGAATTAGTCGAGAACGTGGTCAAACAGCTCACGAACCCGAAGAGGATTGACGGCAAAAAGCTTGCGGAATGGTCTAAGGACATGATGTGGGATAATACGGCAAAATCATGGCTAAGCTAGAGTTCCTGTGGTTTGGAATTCGGGGCAGATACGGCGTTTGGAACGACGGTCTTAGGCTTGCGCTCAAGAAGATAGAGGAGAAGCATCAGGTCTCATACAAGGACCCGACGGACGAGATAGACCCCGACGCAATCATCCTATTTTGGGAGGCACCATGCTGTACGAACGGTAAGGACGGCGACATGTATAGAAAGGTTCAAAAGCTTCCAAACAAGAAAGCCTTGCTATTCGCAGGAGGCCCGATAAAGGCGGAATGGCTCGACGGATTCGATCACGTCTTCTACGAGTCAAAGATAAACGGCGACGAGCTTAGGGCATTGGGAATACCCTGCTCGCTGGCCTTTGGGATAAACGACGAGGTTATGCGCCCAATACCTTCCGAGAAGCTGTACGCGGGAATACATCACGGCACATGCGCCTCGTGGAAGCGTCAGTGGCTCGTTGCCGAGGCTCTTGGAGACAGGGCCGTGGTCGTGGGACGCTATCAGGAGACCGACCCGCACCCCTTCGACGAGTGCAGGAGGCTTGGGACCTTGGTGTTGCCCGAGCACCAGCCCGAGGGAGTGGCAAAGCTACTCAACCAGTCCGAAGTATGCGTCCAGACCTCGGATTTCCATGGCGGCGGCCAGAGATGCACCCTTGAGGCAATGGCCTGCGGGATTCCGGTCGTATGTATGTCCGATTCCCCCAAGAACAGGGAATACGTCGAGGAGAGCGGGTTTGGAGCAGTCTGCGAGCCCAACGCCCAGGACATACGCAAGGCCGTCGAGCAGGTGAAGGGAATGGACCCGCAGAGAGGGGTCGATTACGTTAAGTCAAAGTGGACGGGTCGCCACTACGCCGACGCATTACTGGAATGGATAGACAAGCAACATGCCGTCAACCCCTAGCGATCACTTCGGATACACGGTGAACGAGTGGTCTTCGTCGCCGTTTTCCCCGCTTATCGACGCATTGCCGACCGACATACGCACGGTATGCGACATGGGGGCTAACTCGGGCGGATTCTCCCACGTCCTCAGAAGGAAGCTTGAAAACGCGTCGTTCACATGCTTCGAGCCTGTGTTGGAAACATACGAGTACCTCAAAGAGGCCCTGCCTTGGGCCAAATGCGTGCAAAAGGGCGTATACTACGGAGCTAAGGAGTCAAAGGTCATGTGGAGGGGCGAGAACATCGGGGCATGCTTCCTTGAGCAGGTGAACGCGGGCCCCGACAGGGTGGAGAGGAAGGGCGAGGTCGTGCAATTATGCGAGCTGGAGGGGTACGGCCCGTTCGACCTCATTAAGATGGAC